CAAAAACAGCCCAGTTGCCTGGGACGTTGTAGCATGTTCCGTACGTCCTCGGGTTATCCTTTATGGGGATCCCCTCGACGCGGTAAACAGCTCGAACGATACTGCTCAGGATTATTGTCATTAAAGGGAATGTAAAACCATTTCCCATCGTTGACATCATCCCAAGATCCACAGTCAAACCGTAATCATTAATATCAGTAGAAGCAACCCTAACCTCAAGAAGAGTTTCATAGAAACTCTGAGGTAGAAGCTGTTTACACAGATTCAACGATATTCGGTCAGAGGCAGACGAAAGATCCAAGGTGGCATAATCACCACTCCGAGATCCAAGCCTGCAAAGGAGGCGATTAAGATCTGGTTGAACACTAAGGTCAACATTCCAGTAGGTTTTGAGACGATCCTCAAGGATCTCCTTAATTCCAAGCTGGTAAAACATGTTGAGACTCGGTTCAATACAAATCGCACGCGCAGTATCTACGTTCTTAGGAACAAGACTCATCTTAGATCCGTCCACTACTACAAACGGCTCCTTGCACGAGGAAGATCGAACGCGTTCAGCGTCCGCCCAAGTTGGAAAGAGCGAAGTGTAGGCCCTATACATTTCGCATAGGGTTTCGGACGTTGCAGTTAATGGGCTACAACCGAGCTTAGCATACATGCTTTGCCCGACTGCACCCACCGAACTACCAGGCCCTGTGTATCCTTTGTCTAAAACAGACAAAAAGGACTCAACAAGAAGGCCACCAGATGGATGGAAGAAAAGGTCAAGCTCACGCCGGATTTCTCCGACGACGAGTTGTGACCAATCATCCAGAGCTGGCATCTGCCATCGCTCCGAGAGGTGATTAGCCTCAAGGAATGAAAGAACAGCCGTCGAATCAGCCAAATCACTCGTAGTTTCCCACTTTTTAAAAAGTGAGTCTAGGAGCAGCTTAACTGAAACGGCCGTAAAGCACGCAGATGGGTGTTTTATCTTGCCTCTCGGCATCGATAAAGGGAGCAACATCAAGAATGACGTTCGTCAAAAGAGCGTCGCGATCTTTGATCATGCGGTTCTCCATTAACTCCTAATAAAATCACTCGGCT